GAGCTGTCGTATTATTACAGGTTTTTTATATTCGTTATCATATCCAATCTCTAGCGTTTTTTGATTCAATGCGAGATTTTGCCAAGCTTCAAAGTATTGTTTTGCGGAATAATCATTTAAAAGATAAAATGACATAGCAACATCTGCAACAGCATAACCATAAGCAACCTTTTCTACATCTACTCCGGAGCGTGATTCTATTGTTGTCACTTGTCTCATAGGTAAATCTACCTTACTACAAAGTATGCTCATTCCTTTTTGCATTCCGTTTACATTAGCAACAGGAGGTAATTGAACCTCAAACATGTTACTCATAGCGATACCGCCACCCCTAGATACGGAACCTAGGAAATTGTCTATACCCACCATTTGACTTTTAGATTGTGCCATTTAACTGCTTCCTAATATTTTTCTTGAATCTCTATATACTTCTAGAGGGTTTACGACTTTCTTAAATTGCGCTACAGGAAGGAACGTTGCTATTTCCCACTCCGGCGCAGGAACCATAGATATACCACTTTTAAGATAACCACCTAGATAATGTTTGAAACAAGGTTTATAATATCTTAGTTTAGAAAAACTCTGTAGCGTGTTATATGAAATATCAAACTTTGCGTTTGGAGACTTCTTACTCGTAGCAATATCCATCAAAGCATCTAACATTTTAGCGCGTAATATAGGTGGTAGGTAATGAAGATTTAATCCGTAGAATCCTCCTGGAGCAGGGCCAACCACAACAACCAAAGGAAAGGCATCATAGTAAGGTAAAGTCTTTTTTCCTTTTGCGTCATAGAAAAACATGATCATGCTTCCAACAACACTTCCTCCAGCAGGTAACTCTTGCATTAAATCTTTTCTATCTATACCACGAAGCGCTTTAGAACGTTGACGAAACCACTTACGTGATTCATCAGTACGAGGGTTTACTCCTGCGCGGAATGCTTCTCTTGATAGTTTATCGAACAAGTTACTCATATAGTCTATTTATACTATTTTTTACGACGTTTGAAAGGTTTTATTGGTTTTAATGGTTTAGTTGACTTAGGTATAATAGACTTCAGAGGTTCGTTCTTCTCAGTCCATATCACAAACTCCCAACCCCTGTCCTTGGCATATTCTTCTGCCGCTTCCCATTTATTCACGTTCTTAATATAAGTCAAACTCTCAGTAAGATATCTCTTTGTTCTTCTTGCACCCTTGGGCGGTCTAGTCTGTCCATCAGGTTTTATCTCTACAAGGAATGTCTTACCATTTTTGGTCTTAAGTTTCAAGTCCATAAAGTATCGGTGATACTTCCTATCTACTTCGTATAGATAAGGTATAACAACTTCTTCAGATGACCACTTGACTATATTGGGATTGTCATCACACCATTTGAAGGCATGTCGTTCCCATAAAGAACGATAAATAACCTTGGTTGGGTCACCTTCATACTTAGATGGATTTTTTACTGAATATCTTCCTGAATATGCCATAAAAACCTTATAAATAGACTTGACTAGTATAAACTATTTAGTAGGAAAATAAAATGCCAGAAGGAATATCAACTAATTATAGAGCGCCAGTAATAACAATACCTGAAGGACGTGGCATATTACAAGATAGTCTAAACAATGCTGTAGAAATACCTTTTCGTGTTCGTGAGCAAGAGAATAACGTAGAAGCTGGCGTATCATTGTCATACCCTTTATCTGGTATAGGAGATGCAGGATTAAAAAGTCATTTGGTGTTTAGAACTGTAAAAGAAACTCCTGGCTCATTTAGTGGATATCTTAAAAGGGTTTTAGAAAATGGCGCTGATTCTTTCAAAAAATTAAAAGATACAATAGTAGATGTAGCTACAGAATTTGGTGAAGATGTTAAAAATCTTTCAACAAATAAGGCAGAGAGATTTGAAAAAGCCAAAAAATCAATACAAGAAACTTTAGAAAGTTCTGACTTAAGTCTGACGACTGAACAAATTACTGAAATGGCCACATCAACAGCAGATATAATAAAAGATTATTTTACAGGTAAAGTTGATCAAAGCAGGACTGCATTTAAAAATTTTATTGATAACATTGAAAACAATATAGAAAACGGATTTGGGACTAATGATTTAGATTTTATTGATGATGTACCAGAAACTCGTAATGAAGTAAAATTATATATGCCTCCTGCGTTTTCTTATAATGACGGAGTTACTTATAACAACTTTGAGTTAGGAGTAGGAGGAGCTAAATTTGAAGCTGCTTCAAAGTCAGGTCTTAATGTAGCAGAAAGAGCAAGACAAGGGTTTCAAAATACTTTTGCGGATTTAGGTGGATTATTAGGTGCCGGAAATAACTCAAGAGGAGCGGATGCTGCTGCAGCATTAATGTTTCAAGGTCTTGCTGATAAAGTTGGTCAGGGAGGATTAGCTAAAAGTATGTCTAGGGTTGTTTCTAATCCTAATGTACGTGTAATTTTTTCGGGAGTTAATTTAAGAACTTTCTCTTTCACGTTTAACTTAATTTCTGCATCAGCTAAAGAATCAGTAGAAATAGAAAAAATAGTTAAGTTTTTTAGAACAGAATTGTATCCAATATCAATAGGTCAAAAGTTAGGAGACACTCAAATTGAAACAGGATTAAGATTTCCAAATAGATTTATAATAGAAATTATGTATGGCGGTGTGCCTGTGTTCACTAAACTGAAACCATTATATTTAACAAACGTTAGTACAGTTTATAATAAATCACAAGCAGGTATGCATCATGACGGTAAACCTTTTGAGGTTGATGTTACACTTACTTTCCAAGAAAGTGTTGCCCTGAAAAGACAAGATATAGAGAACGGATACTAGTATGTTAGGTTTATTAGATAACTTTAAAACGATATTTTATAGGTTTGGCGACAACGAAGATATCGTATTATTTCAAAGACTCACTCAATATATTTCTGCGGTAGATGTAGACGATATATTGCTTTCTGAAAAATATACAATAAAATCAGGAGAAAGACCAGACACCTTGTCATATAAAACATATGGTAAGACAGATTACTATTGGACATTTTATCTTGTTAACGAACACCTTCGTGAATCTGGATGGCCTTTACCAAGTTATGATTTACTTGACGAAGCAAAGAAAAAATATCCTCATAGAACTGTGACAACAAATACTAACATATCAAAATCTTTTCCTGTTGGTCAAAAAGTATTAGGTTTGTTTAGCGGAACTGAAGGAACTATTATTCGAAGAATACCAGACATGGGTCAACTCATAATAGATACAGGAACAGAAAAGTTTACACAAAACGAAACTATAAAATATAACGATGGTGATGGTAATTTATTTCAAGCAACAGTTCTATCAGACGTAGAACAGTATAACTCTGTTCATCATTATGAAGACGCTGATGGAGTTCATCAAGATTTAACATTATTTGATTTTGGTAATCCCTCTTCTTTTTGGACTAAAGTATCATATTTCGATAGACTCAATCAAAAGAATGATGAGTTAAAAGAAATTGATATTGTATCTCCAAGAGCTATAGAAGGTTTAGTAACACAATTTCAAAGACTAATGAAGACACAATAAATGTCTAACAATAACATATTACCACAATTTAGAGTAGTTGAAGCTATTATTACATCTGATATTTCTGATGTATCTATTGTTGTTACTAATGACCTACTTGAATTAAACCTTTATGAGTCCTTAGACCAACTATACCTTACAGGCGATGCTACCTTTTTAGATAAACATGGATTTTATTCTACTATACAATTTCAAGGAACTGAGAGAATAAATTTAACTATTCAATCAGGCGACTCTGAACATACAACAAGAGTTTTAAAGAAAACTTTTATAATAGACTCTGTAATAAATAGAATCAAAACAACTAATGGCATGTCAAGTACTTATGTTTTTCATCTTATTGATGAGATAGGTTTTCTTTCTCGAATAAAAAAAATAAGTAAGTCTTTTTCAGGAAGTCTTGAAACTATAACCAAAAAAATAGTACAAGGGGAACTGAAAAGAAAGGTTGATATTTCTTACTCCGGAGCAACATCAGGTAATCAAGAACTAAGTGTTCAGGGAAACAGAACTTGTATTATTCCTAACATGACTATACTAGAGGCCATACAGTGGTTGTCTCAGAGAATTACTACTAAAAACGGTTCTCCTTATTTTGTTTACTCTACTTTAAAACTTGATGATGAAGTGACGATTGAAAATGATGTAGAGGTAGATTCATCTCTTATAAGGATTGGTAACTTGGATACAATGTTATCAAGAAAAGCTTTTAATAAAACACCATTTATCTATAACCCAAACGCTAAATCTCAAAACGATGAGTTAGCATTTGATAAAATGTTTGTGATAAAGTCTTTAAAATTTGGTAGTTCATCTAATACTTTGAGGCTGTTAGAAATTGGTTCTCACTCAAGTGATTATTCAAATACAGACTTAAATACTGGAGAAATACAAAAAACCAAATATAGTTTAAAGCAGCAACTTAAAAAACTTTCAGATGAGTCTATAATAAACTCTAATCAAAACGTTCACAATTCAAAGTTTATGCTTAAAGACGAGTTCATTGATACTTACTCATCTAAAAAATATCATACCATAACTTCTTCAGGAACACAAGGAAATATAAAGGGTTATAACGAGTCTGGAGAAGGGGATGGTTTGAAAAATAGAATTTCTACCTTCGCTATAAAAAATGCTTTATATAAAAATAGTATAGAGATTGTTGTTGAAGGTATTGGCGTTTTTATATCAGGAACACAGGTTGGCGATATTATAAACGTACTTATAATAGGCGATACAGATGAAGATTTTAGTCCAGATAATTTTAAAGACTCTAAGTATACAGGAGATTATTTAATATGGGAATTAAAACACAAATTTAGAAATAACGAACATAGTGTCTTTATGACCTTGTGTAAATTAGAGGCAGAAGAATAATGGACGTTATTAAATCTATTCCTTCAGAATACTATGGTGATAGCACTCGTTGGTTTATTGCTACTGTTGTAAACTCAACTCCTCCAGCAGGATATGAGGGGCGAGTAAAGATACGTATACACGGATTACATAGTGAATCTACTATTGATATTCCGGAAGAACATTTACCTTGGGCGCAATGCCTCCTTCCTACAACAGAGGGTGGGGTTTCGGGTATAGGAAAAATACCGCGCGTGCTACCAAGCGCATTAGTATTCGGAATGTTTATGGACGGAAATCACTCACAGACACCTATAGTACTGGGTTCACTTCCTAAGATAGAAAGACCTTCACAGATACAAATACAAAATAGACAGCGTTATACAACAGCAAAAGATAGTATTATTGCGAGCGCTATTAATATTGCGGATACATTTACTGAAACTCCTGACGAAGCACTTTTAAAAAATAGAGCAGAATATTCTTTACAATTTTTTCTAAACATAGGATATAGCTATTCTCAATCTATAGGAATAACAGATAATCTTTTTCAAAATGGTATGTATTCAGGTTTTGAAGGAAGTGAAGAACAAGGTACAGTTAATTTTGGTGTTGGAAAGTGGTCAGGAGAAAGGTTTAAAGATATAAAAAGTTTTTCACCAGCAGGTTATACAACCTTTTCAACTCAACTTGAGTTCATAGCATTTGAATTAAATGGAAAACAAAGGTCTGCTAATATTCGTTTATTACAAAGTGAAAAGGTTAAAGGAGAAAAAGGTTCTCTTTATATATTCTCTAAATACTATTTGAAAAGAACAGAAGAAGAACTTAAAAATTTAGATTTAGTTGGGAGATATCAAAATGGATAAATCTAGAGGTAGGTCATAATGGCTTTGGGAAGTTTCTTCAATAAAAAATTATTTGACAAGTTAAATGCTGCAACAGAAGAGCAAAGAAGATTAAATAATCTAAAGGCTCCTATTATAAAAACTTCAAGAGAAGTGACAGGTGACGAGGTCACAAATTTAATTGTTGGTAATGAAGACATAAATGTTGTAACAGAAGAATATAATGAATCTCCAGAAAATGCTACTCCGTTACAAACATCATTCGAACAATTACGAGACCAATACATGGCACAAAACGTCAGTAGTATGGGTAAGAAAGTTGGGAATGGTTTAAAGGGCGTTGCATTATCTATAAATGAAGACCCAACAGGAAACGGGATATGTGAACTA